CCTTATTACCCCTACAAATATTTGTCGCGAAACGTCGCATGTGGTGTTGACAATGTGCCGTTGACATTTATATTCGTCAACATGAAATTGACCTTGGACGTCGACAGACTGGTCGCTGAGTTCGGCGGCATATCGAGAATGGCCCGTCAGTGTACGGAAGCCGGGTTCTCGATCACAAAGCAAGCCATCGCCCGATGGAAGTCGGCTGGCACAATCCCTATGGCGGCGTGGATCAAGCTGTGTGAGCTGTCCGTCAAGGACGGCAAGATCGCGCTCGATCTTCGCAAGTATCTGGCGCGGACATGAGCGTCGAAGAAGCCACGCAGGACATTGCCGTCTGGAGCGTTGACTATGCTTTCAATGTGGGCGGCGCCGAGTGGCGACCCGGCACCATATCCTGCACGACGCATCGCGCGGCTGTGATGGAGGCTGCCCAACGGAGGCAGGACCCGCGCTTCGCCCATGTCTCCGTCTCCGGTCCCCGCTACCAGAGGATGCCGGCATGAACCTGCAAGACGCCACCATCGCCCAGCTCTCCGAGTATCAGGCGCGTCTTGAAGAACGCGGCGCGGAGCTGAAGGCCGATATTGCCGAGTATGGCGCGGAGCTGGATCGCCGGTTCGGCGCGACGGCAAAGACGGCGCTGGCCCGCGCCGGCAAAGCCCACGGCACGCTGACGGAGATACTGACCGAAGCGCCTGGGTATCGCCTCAAGCACACGACGCGCATGACCGTCCAGTGGGACGCCGACAAGTTGATGGCGTGGGCGGCGGAGCAGCCGTGGTCCAACGTCCAGCACTATTGCCGGACCAAGTTCGAGGTCAAGGAGTCCGTCTTCAAGGCCATGTCGCCGGAAGACAAGAACCTGCCGATTTTCCGTGAAGCACGCACGGAAAAGCTCGGAGCCACAAGCTACGAGTTGCTGCCGCCCAACGACAAGTAGGGAGATACGCACATGGGTTGGAAGTTCCATGCTGCCGGGCTGCTGTTCCTGTCCGCGATGTTCTTTCCGCTGGCGGGTGTTCACTTCGCATACGCGCTGCCGGTGATCCTGGCGGGGTGGGTTCTGATTCTCTGGAGGGAAGTCTGATGGCTCTGTCAATTCAGTCGGGGGCAGACCGCGCCCGCAAGAAAACAATTGTGAAGGGGTGCATACTCGGCCCCTCCGGTATCGGGAAAACCTCGCAACTCTGGACGCTCGACCCGGCGGCGACGTTGTTCGTCGATCTGGAGGCGGGTGACCTGGCGGTAGACAAGTGGGCGGGCGACCGGCTGGACCTGTTCGCGGAAGCGCAGCGGCTCGGCCTGCCGGTGTGGGAAGCCGCCCGCAGCCTGGCGTGCTGGATCGGCGGCCCGTCGCCGTTGGCGATGGACGAGACGCAGGCGTACTCAGGCGCGCACTACAAGTACGTCTGCGAGCTGTTCGGTGATCCGTCCGCGCTCGACAAGTACGAGACGATCTTCATCGACTCGATCACGGTGGCGTCCCGCTCCTGCTTCGCATGGTGCAAGGTGCAGCCGGCGGCTATGAGCGAGAAGACCGGCAAGCCCGACACGCGCGGCGCCTATGGGCTTCTGAAACAAGAGATGGTGGCGTGGCTGACGCAGCTTCAGCACGTCCAGAAAAACGTCTGGATGGTCGGCATCCTCGACAAGACCACCGACGACTTCAACCGCACCGTCTGGAGCCCGCAAATCGAGGGTTCTGGCACAATCAACGCGCTGCCGGGCATCTTCGATCAGCTCGTGTCGATGGTTGAGATTGCTGACAACGGGGGCAAGAAGTTCCGCGCCTTCGTCTGCCACACACTGAACCAGTGGGGGTTCCCCGCAAAAGACAGGTCGCGCTGTCTCGACACTCTTGAGCCGCCCGACCTGGGTGCGCTCATGGCGAAGATCGCCAACAGCAATCCCGGCGCCCCGTCGCTCGATCTGTCTATGCCTGCGGGCAGCGCGGCGGGCGCGGTGAACACCGACTAACGAGGGGACTATCCAACCGGAGCGCCGGCCATCGGAGTGCACCAAGTCGTCCTGCGGGTAACACCGTCAATCCCTGTCCCCTCCCGGCTCTGCCGGCATTGCAAAAGGGCAAGGACGACAAGCCGGCATTTCATTCAACAAGGAGAACGACGTCATGGACTACGGAAGCTACAACTACGGCGAGGCGGAAGCGACGCAGGGCGGGGGCGAGCTGATCCCGGACGGCACGCTGGCGTGGGCGATCGTGAAGCTGCGCCCGCACAATCTGGATCAAGGCATGGTGGTTGTGCCGTCCAAGTCGAGCGACGGCGCTTACCTGGACGTGGAGCTGACGGTGCTGGAAGGCCCGTATGCCCGCCGGAAAATATGGGACAAGATCGGCGTCAAGGGTTCGGAGAAGTGGGTCGAGAACGGCCGCGCCCGCATCCGGCACATCATCGAAGTCGGCAACGAGATGAGCGAGTTCCCGGCCAACCATCCCAACTATCGCCTGGGCACAAAGTCGCACACGACCGGCGAGATGGTGTTCATGGAGCTGGACGAGCTGCGCTGCGCCATCAAGATCGGCGTCGAGAAGGGCAAGGACGGGTTCGAGGACAAGAACAGCGTCCGTCAGTACCTCTCGCCGCGCCCGGCCAGCGACACGCACAAGACGTTCCTGAAGCTGGTGGCGGGTGAGACGAAGCCAGCCGGCGAGGCTGCGTTGGGAGCGGCCAGGGTTTTCGAGAAGAAGCCGGCGTGGGGTGGTGGCGCGGGCGCCGCCGCTCCCTCGCGTCCAGCTGCCGCCGCCGGCCGCCCCTCCTGGGCCGGGTCCGCGCCGGCCGGCACGAAGTCTGACGAAGTTCCCTACTAGGGGCCGGCGATGGTCGCGTGTCTGTCGGAGGCTCAGTTGATCGCCCGCGTCCGCATGATGCGGCCGGGCGAAAGCACGATCTACTTCCAGGGCAACCTTGCGGAAAGTGCGTTCTACTACCCCAAGGTTGCCCGCCTGCGAGACGCTGCTCAACGGCTCTCGATCATGAAGATGCTGCGCCCGTCCGGCGAGATACACGCCGGCATGGGACTGGTGACATTGTCGCAATTCCGCACCGGCGAATCTTTTTCATACATTGCCACCAAGTTGCAGTAGCCACCGCGTCAACATTACAGCTACATTACATTCCGCATTGCGGGAGGGGGCGCTCGTGAAAATCACAGTCATCAAAGGCGGCAAGCGCAGAACATTCACGTCAGTCAAGGCGGCGAAGAAGTTCGCCGGGAACAAGGGCGAAGTCACGGTCATTGTGACGGCGTAGACCATCAAAGGGGCGGTTCGCCGCCCCTTTTGTTTCCCTCCGGTGTTGAGAACGCTGACAATGCTGCTTCGCCCTCGACAACAGGTGTTCGTAGACCGCGTGCGCGCCGCCTTGGGCGAGCGCGGCAACACGCTGGGGATCGCGCCAACGGGCGCCGGCAAGACGGTCATGCTGTCGGCCTGCATCAACTACGCCGGCGGTGAGCGGGCACTCATTATTCAACATCGCGACGAGTTGGTCACGCAGAACCGCCGCACGTTCCATCGCTTCCACCGGGGCGCGTCATCGGGCGTCATCGACGGAGAGCAGAAGCAATTCGGCAACGAGATTACCTTCGCCATGGTGCAGACCCTCGCTCGAGGCGGCGCGCTCGAGCGACTGAAGCCGGTAGACACGCTGGCGATCGACGAAGCGCACCATGTAGCGGCCGGCTCCTGGCTGAAGATCGTAGACAGGTGCCGCGAGCTGAACCCAAAGGTGCGTGTCCTGGGGCTGACGGCAACGCCGGAGCGCGGCGACCGCAAGTCGCTGCGGGTGGTGTGGGACAACATCGCGGACCAGATCACGCTGGCCGAGTTGATTGCCGCCGGCAATCTGATCGCGCCTCGCACGTTCGTCGTGGACCTGGGTGTGCAGGAAGACCTGCGGGGCGTGAAGAAGTCCATGGCCGAGTACGACATGAGCGCCGTCGAGGCGATCATGGATCGGGTGGCGGTCAACGATGACGTGGTCAAGCACTGGAAGGACAAGGCCGGCGACAGGACGACGGTGGTGTTCGGCTCGACCATCGACCACGCCAAGCATGTCTGTGACAGCTTCCGCGCCGCCGGCGTGACCGCCGAAGTCATCTCGCAGGAGACAAGCAACCGCGATGTGATCCTGGCGAAGTTCGACCGGGGTGAGGTCCAGGTCATCTGCAACGTGATGGTCCTAACCGAAGGGTGGGATTGCCAGCGCGTCGGCTGCGTGATCCTGCTGCGGCCGAGTAGCCACAAAAGCACGATGATCCAGATGATCGGGCGCGGCCTGCGGCCGGTCGACCAGGAGAGATACCCTGGCCTGATAAAGACAGACTGCATTGTCTTGGACTTTGGCATCTCGACGCTTCAGCACGGGTCGCTGGAGCAGGATGCGATCCTGCTGCATGACAAGCCCAGGGGCGAAGGCATCAAGAAGCAATGCCCGTCATGCGACGCGACCCTGTCGGCATCGACGCGCGAGTGTCCCTTCTGTGGGCATGAGTTCCCGGCACTGGACGCTGGCGAGAAGGTCGAGCGCGACGGTCTGTCCGGGTTCGGCATGGTCGAGGTCGACCTGTTGAACGCAAGCCCCTTCCGGTACTGCGACCTGTGGGACGACGGCTCCAGCCTGATGGCGTCGGCGTTCGAGACGTGGGGTCTGGTGATCTTCTACCAGGGCGTCTGGCACGCGCTGGGTGGCTCGAACGAAGACGGCGTCCGTCACCTGTTCGCCGGCGAGAAGCTGACGGCGCTGGCCCAAGCCGATGACTTCCTGCGGCTGCACGGAGACAAGAGCGCGGCAGCCAAGTCGAAGACGTGGCTCAACCTGCCGGCGACACCGAACCAGCTCAAGTTCCTGGGGGTCGAGCCCATGGCGTCTATCGGGCTCGATCGCTACACGGCGGCGTGCCAGCTCACATGGAAGTTCTCGCAGAGCGCCATCCGCAAGAAGTTGGAAGGCGCCAGCATGGGGGTTGCGGCGTGATCGACCTTGGCACTCGCCGGCTGTGGCAGGCGGTGCTGATACGCGCCATTCAGGACGCCATGTGGGTAGACAGGAAGCCTACCAACAAGCTGACGGGCGACGTGGTGTTCTTTAGCTGGGCCGTCTCACGGCAAACCGCCAACCGCATGAGGGACGAGGCGGTGTTCTGGTTGCTGGTAGACAATCCCGACTTTGCCCAGGTGTGCGACGCGGCCGGCGTGACGCCCACGGTGGTCCGCAAGGGAGTGCAGACAATGATGGAAGCAAGCGATGAACAAAAACTCCGGTGGCACGCGAACGGCTTTCAAGTGTCGGATTTGTGGGGGGCTGGCGACGCACGGCCTGCATGTGTCGATCCGCAAGGGAGCGGGTGACTGGTACTGCGGCGAGCATTTCAGGATGACGCCAGACGGACAGGAAATGCAGGCGAGATTCCTGCGGCAACTATCGGAGATTGAAGATGCTTAGTGACGCAGCCGCCTCCTACTTCGTGGCCATCAAGGCCCGCAGGCTCCTTGGGTTGTTGCGTGCCGAGTGGTGGGCACAGCCCGAAGACGAATTCGACCTGGTGCTGGCCGCTGCACTGATGAGGCGCACATGACTTCCTTGGTCGAGACGCTTAATGCGTTGGTTGACAATGCGTTGGAAGTAGACAACGCGAGCCAGCCGCCGCGTGAATACCTGGGCGCGTCGGAGATTGGCGACCTGTGCGAGCGAAAGCTGGCGTTCAAGTGGCACAAGTACCCGGCCGAGCCCTTCAAGGGACGTGGCATCCGGCGTTTCAGGATGGGCCACATCCACGAAGACGAGACGGTGCGCTGGTTGAAGATGGCCGGGTTCAAGTTGACCGGCGAGCAGTCAGGCTTCGATCTGGCTGGTGGCAAGTTCTCGGGCCACGTAGACGGGTTCATCGTGAGTGGCCCGGTCGACCTGCCGTACCCGGTGTTGTTCGAGCATAAGATCATGAAGTCGAACATCTGGCGGGCGCTCGCCAAAAGCAACGTCGAGACGGAACACCCCAAGTATTTCGGCCAGCTCCAGGTCTACATGCGGCAGTTCGGCTTGGGTGCCGCGCTGTTCACGGCGCTCAACACCGACACGTCGGAGCTGCACTTTGAGCTGGTGGAGTACGACGCCGCCAAGGCCGAGGTCTACATAGACAGGGCGCAGCGCATCCTGACGTCGGAGTCGCCGCAGGAGTTGCCCCGCATTGGCCGGTCGGAGTTCGACTTCGCCTGCAAGTTCTGCCCGTACAAGGCGGCCTGCTGGGAGGCGCCCGTGGTGCCCGCAACCCCGACGCCCATGTGGCTGAAGAAGTAGCATGGCCGACTTCTACGACGCCTCCCCTCGCCCGCGCGGCTTCAACACAGCCGAAGGTCGCTCGTCTTTCGACGCGACCAAGCGTGAGCTGGCGGCGCGCGTCGAGCAGGTGTGCCGGCACCTGTTGCCGTCCGGGCGTCGCAATGGCCAGGAATGGGAAGCGGGCGACACGGCCGGCAACAAGGGCAAGAGCCTGAAGGTCCACCTGACAGGCGACAAGGCCGGCGTGTGGCAGGACTTCGCCACGGGGGACACGGGCGATCTGCTGGACCTGTGGTCGTCGGTAAAGGGCGTGAAGCTGCCGGAGGCCAAGGAAGACGCCGAGCGGTGGTTAGGCAAGGCGCAAGCCGCCCCGCGCCCCGCGTGGGCGAACGCCATACCCGAAGCCACACCCAAGTCCACCCAGTTGCCCAGGCCCGACAAGGAGTGGACCTACTACACGTCAGACGGCGAGGTGTTCTGCCGCGTCCATCGCATAGACAGGCCGGGCCAAGCCAAGATCGTGAAGCCGGTGCTGCCGGATCGGTCTGCCTACGGCAAGCCGGGCGAGCCCAAGTTGGCGCCGCTGCTGAACCTGCCGGAGATTATCCGGGCGCCCGAAGCCGTGGTGGTTCTGGTCGAGGGCGAGAAGTGCGTCGATGCCATGGCCGGCATGGTCGAGGGGTGCGTGCCGACCACCATGATCGGTGGCTCTGGCGCGGCCAAGCACGCGGACTGGTCGTCTCTGCGTGGCCGGCATGTCGTGCGCTGGCCCGACAAGGACGCGGCTGGCGTGAAGTGGCTGGCGTCTACGCTGGAGGCGCTGAAGGCGGCCGGCGTGGCGTCCGTGCGCGACGTGGTGCCCCTGCCCGACTGGCCGGACGGCGAAGACGCAGCCGACCGCAGCGACGGCGAGCGGCGGTACTATCTCAAACAGGCGCTCGCAGCCGACCCTGTCTACACACGGCCCGTGTCGGAGCGCGTCACCGAGCAGACGCTCGAGTTCGCCTACGAAGGCGACGTGCCGGAAATCGAATGGCTGGTCGATGGTCTGTTCCAGCATGGCCGGGGCGGCATGTTCGCTGCGGCCGGTGGCACCGGCAAAGGCTTCCTGCTGCTGGACATGGCCGTCAAGGTCGCGAGCATACCACACGCGGGCTACGACGCTGCGCCGCCTCTGGTTCTGGGGCATCAGGTCAAGCGCCACGGTCGCGTGGTCCTGCTGTCTGCGGAAGACGCCCGCGACGAGATACACCGGCGCTCGCGCGAGATGCACCCGTCCCTGGCGCGCGATGTTCTGCGGCGCATCCATCCCCGCCCCTACCCCGACATGATCGGCAAGACGCCTCACCTGTTCATCGAGAAAGACAACGAGCTGCGGCCGACCGAAGAATACACCGAGCTGATGGCCGACCTGAAAGCCATGGATGGTTTGGAGCTGGTCATCATGGACCCATTGCAGGCGTTCTTTGCGGCCGACCTGACAACGAACGTGATGTCGCAAAACGTCGCGCACATCGTAGACCAGATGGCGATCGAGTTGGGCTGCACGGTTATAGCCGCCCACCACATGACCAAGGGCGACCGCAACAAGCCGGTCCGCACGGCCAGCGACGCACGCAACGCGATCCAGGGCGCGGCGCAGCTTATGAGCGCGGTGCGATGGGCATATGCGATCTGGCCGGAGGAAGAAAGCCGGGCGCGTGTGGTGTCTCAAGCGATGGGTGTGCCGCCGGAGAAGTATCACGACAGTCTGGTGTTCCGTGGTGGCATCGTGAAGACCAACACCCGCACGTCGACCGAAGTGTCTACGTTTATACGTGGCAACACCGGCCTTCTCGAATACGTGCCGGCGTCTAAAGTGCGCGAGGAATTGGAAGCCGACGAGGAAGTGCCAGTCGACATGACCGAGTTGGTCGTCCACGCGATCAAGCACCTGTCTTCGACCGGCCACCCGCCAACCGTGTTGTCGATCATGGACCGCAGCGGCACGAAGGTTGGCGCCGGAGACTGGCTGCAATACATGCCGCCGCCGTGGCGTTCCTTCAAGGAAACCAAGAGACGCACGCGAGTCCTGTTCCTCAACAAGCTCGACAAGGCGGGCGTCATAAAGATCACAAACGGGTTCGTCCACATGCCCGGCGATCAGTGGACAGACGACAACCTCAAGACAGATAGGCGTGCGGGCGAGCCGGTGGCTGTGCCGTGGCCGATACCCGTGGGAGACGACGCATGACCACCCTCCACTTCCACGTAGCCGGCACCCCTCGCCCGCAGTCGCGCCCCAGGTTCGCGCACGGTCGCGTGGTGTCCAGTCCGTCCAGACTGTTGAAACTGTGGCGGACGTTGATGCTGGCGGCGTTCGTGAATGGTCGGCCCGCAAACGGCCCAATCCGTGAGCCCGTAACCGTGGACTGCGTCGCGATGTTCGCGTGCAAGGACTCAAAAAAATGGGGCACACCCCATTCGGTGCGCCCCGATAAAGACAATCTGGAGAAGGCTGTGTTGGATTGTCTGGTCCGTGCTGGCATCTTGAAAGACGACAGCCTCGTCTATGGTGGTGATTTCAGAAAGATATGGGCAGAGCGTGGTGCGTTGGATGTGACTGTGCGTCGCGAGTCGGCGTGCGCCCGTAAAGACGATACACCTCTCGCTGCTTCGTGAGCATCTTCGCCATGAGGCGAACCGGGATCGCCTCATAAGGACATGGCACCGGGTACTTGCCGCATATCCATGTCGTCGCCTCCACGTCACCGTTCACCTTGAGTCGCGCGGTGTATTCTGTGCATGTGCGTGGCACGTATTGCCGCAGGATGTAGACGGTGCCAGTAACCTCGCGCACGTCTGCGGTTGTCTTTACAACCTCGATGGGGTGGGAGGGTTTGCGTTTGGGCATTAGCTGGGCTCCTTGGCGAGGGTTGCGCGGGCTTTCTGGCACCACGCCGCCCATTTCTGCTGCGCCTGTTCGGTCAGCGGATATGGCCAATAATCGCCATCCGGCCCCATGATTGCCTTTCCGCCATCTGCCCACTGGACAGGGGCCAGACGGTCGTCCGTAACCTCTAAAGCCTCCCGCATTTCCGCTTCCGCTGCAGCGGAGGAGAGGAGGGCGCGGGCGATTCGGATAACGCTGTACTGATTGCCTGTCTCGGCGTTCAGGCGCTTGATCGCGGCTCGCCGTGATGCGCCGTCGCTGGCGCTCACCACGTCTGCGGCGGTCGCAATCCTCTGCGCCGCCTTCAATGTTTCTTCGCGCTCGGTCTTGGGGGTGGACCCAAGGCAGTCACAGTGCGGCCAGACGCAAATGGGTGACCTCTGGCATCCGTCACGCTTTGGCATAGTCATGTCTCCTTGTGTGTGTTGCCTGAAAGGGTGCCGGCCGACCACGGACAGCGAGGCAAATCGTGTGCCCGTAATCGGCCGGCGCGCGGGTTCCCAGGCCCGCGTTAGCTGTTGATGGCGGCTGACAGGTCCACGCCAAAGAGGCGCGCGATCATGCCGGCCGAGTAGGCGCGGGCGCAGTCGACGCGGTGCCGCGCGACGCGGTGATAGATGTAAAGGCTGGGCGGGTAGTGGGCGCCTAGGCGATAGTAGTGGTGGTGGGCGGTCATGTTGTGATTCTCTGTCTACGTTGTCTGCATTGTCTACGGGGTGGGCAAATCTAGCGGTGGTCGCGGTAGCGGGCCGCGCGAACGGCGCCCTTTGCGCTGCTGATGGCGTGGCGGATGCGGGCTGCGGTGCGCTCTGCCCTGGCGTTGGTGGCGCATGTGAGTGCGAGCTTGAGGTGTTCCAAAGCCTTGTCGGCATACTGCTCATACTCGCCGCGCGACTGTCCACCGTTGAGGCGGTCAATCTCGGCGTTGACGTCGTCTAGGGTTCTCATTGCCTCTGCTCCTGTGTGGTGGGCGTGATGCCGGCGGCGCGTGCATGGGTGATGGCGGCGCGTGCAGCAACAATCGCCTCGCGCGGTCCCGGTGATGTGAAGTATTCGGCTGGCATGTTCCCGTAGGGCGCGACCATCCCCTGCAGCGCGGCCAGCATGGCGCGGGCGGCGTCGATCTTGTCGAACGTGCCGGGCTCATAGACCGGCGCTCCACACTCAGTGCAGCAGCCGGACGGGATGCCGACAACGTCGGCCGGGTCTTGCGCGTTCACCCAATCGACAATGTCGATTTCGTCCAGTTCGTCGCTCTCGTGGTTGCAGTTCATGCACTTGTAGATAGTCGTCATTGCCTCTGCTCCTTTCCTGCGGTTGGGTTGGTGGTTCGCAGGTGCCAGCGTCGGCCCATAAACGGGGCCGGCGCTGTGATCTGCGGGCCTAGTCCTGCTTCGGGTTGATGCCGTGAGCCCGCAATTGCGGGAACGCCTCCAGCAGCCGCTCGGCGTACTCAAAGGCCAACGCCTCGGCTTCCTCGGCGGTGAATTGGTCGGAGTTGGTGCCTATCTCGTAGTCGGCAAACCATTCACGCCTGCCGCCGAACGGCACCAGCAGATAGAGCGACCATTCTTCCGTGTTGTGGTTACCTGCGTCGTGGTGTTCCACGTCGATGCCGTCTGCCTGGGCCAACCAGTCGCGCGTGTCGCACGAGGCTGCGAGGGATGACGGGCGCGCAGGCGGGTCGGGCAAAGGCGGCGGGGTGTCGGGCTTGCGGTCTGCGATGCGCGCCATTGCTCTTAGGCGGTCACGGACGGCGAACCAAAAGTTATGTCCTTCGGCGCTCTGGTCCCAAACGAACGCGCTGCCTAGCGCGTCGGCAATCTCCCGGCATTTGTCGCTGCCGGGGTTCATGCCGGGTTGATCTTTGCCGTTGTTGGGTGGTGGGATGCGGGTGGTCATGGCGTGCGCTCCCTAGGCTGCGTCGGCCATAGGGGCGCCGCCGTGCTGGGCCAGCATGTCGAGAACCCATTTTGCGGGGTTCACGATTTCCTTGTCTTTGGTGTGCGGCGGGGTGAGATAGAGGCACTCGGCCATGTCGGCGCCAATGGCGTCTGCGAAGATTTTGGGGGCGTGTTGGCGGTACTTGGTGGCGCTCCCCCATGCCCATGAGCCCGTATAGATGCCGGCGCGGCCGGGGGCGACTGCGACGGCCATGACCGAATAAGCCAAACCACGACCAGCACCCGGATGCCCGAGAAAGAAAGCGGCGCGCGACACGTCCAGCGGGTTATCCATGCGGACCATCACAAAGGCGGCGGGGCTGTCGCTGACATCTGTTCCGCCGCCTGCCACCATGTAGACAGTGACGGGGCGGACGGCGCCCAGCACTCGCACCAGCGCCAAAACGGCGGCGCCGCGCTTCTTCAGGTCTTGGGCGTTGATGCCGGAGGAAGACACGGCGTCGACAAAGATCGTCAACGGGGCGCCTTGCGAGAGTTCACGTTGGCGGCGACGCATAGACAGCGGGGAACCCGCCAGATACGCGCCGATATTCGGGGCGCCGCCGGCCACGGTGTCGATCGTGCGCCATTTGCGCGTGACGGGCGCGAGTGCCTCGAATTCGGCCATCAGCTTGTCAGACGCCGCGACGCCTGCCGCATCGCCTGCGTGGGCGGCGTGGATGGCCTGTTGGTAGTCCATGCCTCCCATCCATGCCCCTTCTTTTACGCCCGAGAACAAGGGGACGGTGCGGGCGACTTCGGCAAAGCCATCGGTATCGGCCACGGCGATATAGTCGCAGCCGGTGTAGACCGGGCTCTTGAAGGTGCTGCGGGTGAACATGGTCTAGCGCCCCTCTACGGTGCGGCGCTGGGCGTCTGCGAGGCCGGCCAGATAGGTAAGCTCGGCGGCTTCGTCCATGGTCATGCCGGCCCGGATCAGGGCGGCGCCCGCCTGCGAGTGGCGCGGGTCGATCAGGTGCTTGATGCCGGCCGCTTCGGCGCGGTTTCGGGCTGCGATCACGCGCTTAACCCATGCGTCATTGCCGGCGGTGGCGTATTCGATGGCGGGGTCGCGCGGCCATGCGATCTTTACGCCCCAACGGGACATGAAAGCCGCGTCCAGCCGGTTGCGGCCGACAAAGTCGGCAGTCGCGCCCGCGCCGATGGTGTTGGCGCACCCGACGAAAATGCAGTCGATGTGCCGCTTTACCATGCCATCCGGGAAGGATGCATAGCCGTTCGCCAACGCGGCATTCAGCGCCAGCGTGACTTGCGGGTCCCAGCTATCCAGTTCGTCGCACAGCACGATGCCGCCATGCTCGAACCCTTGACGCATGACGGTCGGCAGGTAGTCGCCCTTGGCGTCCCGGTAACCCATGAGTTCATGCGACATAGACATCGCGCCGTGCATGTAGAACGGCACGCCCATCGCGTGTGCGATCTGCTCGACAGCGTGTGTCTTGCCGCTGGCAGTCGGTCCGAACATCCAGATGTTCAGGGCGAAGCCATTCAACATGCGCGATGACAGCACCTTGGCCAGCAAGGGCAGCTTGGGGTGCTGTGTGCCCTCGATCTTAACGATTTCCTCGCCACGCTTGATTTCGACTTGATGGACGATGGGCGCCTGCGAGTGTTCCCGGATCAACTCAATGACGCGCTCCTCGTCCAGCGGGGCGGTAGACGGTCCGCCGGCAATCAACTCCAGAAGCTTGCGGGCGGCGTCCAGCTTGTCCGCGTTGTCGCCATTGTCAGCGCGCGGGGCAGCCTTGGGCGGCTCGGCCTTGGGGGTGGCGTCCAGCGGGAGCGGCGGCGTCTTGGGCACGTCGGCCTTGGGGGTGGCGGTGCCAATGCCCTTGGTGCGGAGGTACGACAGAAGGTTCTCATTGCGCGGGGCGTAACTGCTGGTTGCGTGGGCGGCGGCCGTCATGCGGTCGGGGGCAGTCGCGCGGCGGGCTACATAACCATCTTCGTGGCAGTAGACCTTGGACAGGTCGTCCAGCGACAGGGAAAGATATTCCTCTGTCTTCCATCCCATGCGCGACAGCCACGTCCGGACAGCCGGGCGCGTGTCGCTGGTGATGGTGATGCCGGCGGGGCCGGCCCATGGCAGGCCGCCCACTACGTCTTTGATTGTCGTCTCGATGGTCATGTTTGCCTCGTCTTTGGGGTAGGGTCGTTGGGGTGGTTGGTCTTGGGTCTCGGCCAGATCATCGCATAAATTGTTGACGTTCCGGAAACGAATTGTTGACGTTGTCGACTGTTTTAGTCGTGGCAGAGTGTCGCAGGGTGTGACAACGGTCTATGACCGGGTCTACGGGCCTGTTTTGCAGGCTAAGCCATTGATAAATAACGATATTGGTGTCCACAAATCGTGGACAATCCCGCCAAAACCTCAAAATCGTTTAATATCAATGGGTTAGCGTTCATGTGCTGTTTTTGGTGATTTTGGGCGTTTTGGAATATGTAATGATTTCAATGGGTTAGAGGTCATGTCCACTTTGGGTATGCCGGCAGGAAGTATCGTTTAAAATCAATGGGTTAGAGTTCACTTTGTATGCCCCTCCCCTCCCCTAGAGGGGAAGGGGAGGGGAAGGGTAGGGCCCTTCCCTCCCCTTCCCTGCCATGGCCAGTGCAAGCGGCTGACAATGTGGAGTAGAAAAGGGGCCATGAGGGAAGACGACAGGGAAGACGGGGAAGACGCCACAGGGATCGAACCGGGACACGCCAAGAAGCTGCGGGCTGGTGTCCGGCCGGGCGACAGTGGCGACCGGGATCACAAGGGCAGGCTGGTGGCACGCAAAGAGCCGTCCAACCTACAGGCCGCTTTCCTGCGGGATTTAACATTGGGACTGAGCATATCGGACGCTGCGAAGCGTGCCGGGTATGGCGGCGGGCCCGTGTCGGGGTCGCGCGCTCTAACCAGTCCAACGGTTAGGTCGCTGATCGCTCGAGCTCGTAGACGGCGAATAGACAAAGACACGTCTGCGGCGCTGCAACTCAAAAGCCAAGTGATGCGCGGAGAGTTCGAGCCGACGCCGGCCCAAGAGCGCGCGATTGACTGGTTCCTGAAGGCGAGCGGTTTAGACAAACCCGAAGACAGCCAAGAAGCCAGCAATTCCAAGCCTATTCACCAGATGAGCCTAGGCGAACTGGAGGCGATGGCGGCGCGGTATCAGAAGGCTAAGCAGGTCGCCATCGTGCCAGAACTGGACGGTGAC